CAGTGACAGTCTTATTAGTCCCAAAGTCCAGGACAAATATCGACTTGTTAGATTTCGACGAGTTGTATACCAACGCGCCACGACAGGTAAACGTAGCAACAGTCCAGCTAGTGTCTGCAAAATCCAACACCGCATAGTTCCCTATCTGAGTAACAGTAGGCGCAAGAGTATTACCTCCAGCAGTGTACCCAGTGCCAGAGACTTCGTTAGTGGCGCTATACACAGTAGTAGAGTTGTCGATAGTGGCGCTGCTCGTGTACAGTGCAACCTTGATTACATCAGTAGTAAAGTCGTGAACCGCAAGGAACAACTGATTCTCGAATGAGTTTGTTACAGAACTTCCAGTGAAAGCCATTATCCGATGTTCCTCTTGATGTCAGTATTGCGGTAATTATCCATGTGCTGATCGCCCTCAGACAATTTCTTGAGTTCAATCATGCCAAGCTGATATAGCTTCTCGTACTGCTGTTGCATCTGTGGCTCTCCCTTCAGGAACGAATAAGCCTCAACCAGACAACCATACAACAGCGTTTGCGGGAAGTATGTGCTCAACCAAGTAGTATTATTGCTAGCCCCAACAATCGTAGTTGGAATCCTCAAATAATACAAAGTATAGGCGTATGACTGATTCGCCGATGGGGCGATAGTTATAGTTGTAGAGGCAGCACCAGCAGATTGAATTGCATAATAAGCAGGCGCTCCAGTCGATCCTACAGAGGAAGAGGTGACTCCATACGCCTCAGTAAGATAAGAAGGGTCTTTAAGAAGCAAGCCAGTTTGAAGACCTGATATACTCACGAACAAACTCAAGGTCGTATCAAAATCACTAGGAGTTGTGATCGTTTGAGTTGTTACGGTTCCAGTCGCGGTAGCTCTGGAGTCAGGTGACTTTACATCACTATTGATACGCTGTTCAGCGAGTTTAATAATCCCATCCAGATTAGAAAGAAAGGTTGTTTCATTTGACTGGACGTAATCTTGTATTTGCTCTTTGAGTTCAGCGTATGTCATACTGGCTTGCTCTCAAGTGTAACTGATTAATTCATTACTCCGGTAGAACGAATTTTCTTCGCGATACCGTAGCCCTTACACATACCGCCGCTAGCATACTTGGCGGTACCACCCTTGGCAAACTTCTGATTCATGCTCGACGGCTTAGGCTTCGCCATACCCATCTTCTTAGAATCAGGCATCTTGCCAATAGGCATACCCATATCCATCTTCTTGTGCTCAGGCATGTCGCCAGTGGCTTTGCCCTTTTTACCCATCATGTCCATCATGCCCTGAGACATGCCCTTGGACATTTCACCACCATGCTTATACTTCTTGCCCATCATAGCCATCATTTCTTTAGGCATACCCTTAGGCATGTTGCCGCCCTTCTTGTACTGAGGGACGATATTTTCTTTCATTGTGTTCATAGAACCTCCTTTGAATTTGCGAACAGTGCCGCCTGCCATTTTCTTCTTAGGATGAGCAGCGGATTTGTTTGATAATAAACCACCATGTCGTAATACCTTTGGGTTATCACCACCAGAAGTTGGAAGATCCGGGAAAGCACTTGCAGTAGCAGGAGCAGAAGGAGCGCCAGGAGTCTTCTTCCCGCGATTCTGAAGCGCCTTCAGGATCCCAGGAAGAGCTGCACCTGCAACACCAGCAGCCACTCCTGCCTTACCACCAAACCCAGATAACGCACCAAGAGCAATGAACTTGCCGTACTCGTCCATGAACTTCTTCATCCCAGATTTAGTCTTAGGAAGTTCGCCAGCAGCCTTTGCCATATCAGGTGCCGCAGAAGAAGGCTTAGTCGTAGCAGCCGATTCCATCGCTTTATTCAAATATGAGTTAAGTTGCTGCGATGAATTATTTTTAATAGGCGAAGACGACATAGTTGGATCATAGACATTGGTAGAATTAATATCCTGATCCAAGTACGAGTCAAGTAGCCGTTGGGACTTATTTGGGCCATAAGGCAATCCGCTAACAAGCGCAGGTACCTTATTTGGAATAGGCTTAGATCCAACCCTATTTACTGCTTTGGGAGAAGACACCATAGGCAAAGTAGCAACGGTAGGAGCAACGGTAGGAGCCAATACGGGAGTCTTATTCAAAACATCTTTTGGCCTCTTATCACCAGAAGCCATTTTTTTAGTCAAATCATTGAATGCTTTCTCCTCCAACGAGGATCTTTCACCAGAAGGAGAAAACTCTTTGTACAACTTCTTTCCAGCTTCGCCAGCAAGTTCCAGTCCAGCACTACCCGCCATAAAGAGACGACGAGTAGGGTCCAGATATTTTAAATAAGGAAAGGGAGAATACTCATAAGCCCTACCAGCTACATCACTTAGATCAGAAACTCCTTGCAGGAAGTCTCCTTCTTTAGCTCTCAATACTTTATTGCTTTTACCTTTAGTATCGTTCTTGAACTTCTTCATATAAATCCTCAACTGATAGAGATACTAACCTTCCCAATGATTATGTATATCTTGTTAGGCAAAACAGGGTTCCAACCAAAGTACTCACGAGTCGGAGGGTTTTGCGTTGAATCCGTTCGCGGGTTGGATAGTGCAATCGACTCACCTCGCACATACTTACCGATCTTAAGTTGTGGGTTGTCGATATCAAAACATTCATCACATACAAGCAAGCCATTCCATTGCTCGTTGTATATGTATTTCTTTAGCGTAGTGTACTTCACCTGCCTAGCGCAGATGTCGCACATTGCGATTGCGTGTTTGCCAGCAGCAAACATTAGAAGCCATACCCCCCAGGAATCAATCTTACAGAAGTCCTTTGACGATCTTCATCTGCTGCACGTTGGAAGTCTTCCTCGTACATTGCTTTCAATTCAGGGATTCGAGCAAATGATTCTGGGCGCTTGTTGGCTAACTGATACGCTAACCCAGATATGAGTGCAGGGATAAACCGAAACGGTACATCCATGTTGTTGTCTGAATTAGTTCCAACATCCTGCTGACGACGCAAACGATAGTATACAAACTGACGAGAGATCGTATTGTCTGGCACCTGCCAGAACGTGATCTCAGGGTTGGCCTGATCCCTAGCAACGTAGTACTGAATCGGTGTACCAAGGATCAACTTATTAGGCAACGTGTTGTAGGTAACAAAAGAGATAGGAGTAATTGCAATGTCTGTCTGCTGATTCGTCTGCCCAGCATAGGTACGAATCACACCCTCAAGCACGTCAATCGTATCGCTGGCAAGCGCATAGGTAGCAGTGCCTGCGACTAGGGTAAGAGTCTCTTGGTCAACGCACCAAAGGTTTAACCCACGGTTAGCCCACTCCATCGACAAGAGATTGAGACTGCGACGAGCAGTACGAATCTCGTAGCCGCCCTTTATCTCAACACCAATACGTTCGTAAGCCTCTTCGATTATGTCGAGGATGTTGATGTTGAAATTTGCAGTTCCAGAAGTAGCCATTACATGAACCTCTTTGAAATCTTCTTCGCAGATTCTGGCTGACTAGAAAACTGCTTACCTGCTTTTGTGTCTTCTCGCTTGGCTTTAGTCGAAGCAGCATACACACTAGAAGGCATGGACTGAATCGCCTTCTTAGGGAGATACCGCTCACCAGTAGCCTTAGGCCCTTGTGTAGAAGGCTTGCCACTCTTAGTGGTCCAGTCTTCCTTGCCCCATTTCGACAAGCTACTCTGTGCACTAGACTTCTTGCCAGAGTACCCACCACCAGCAGACTCATACTTCTGAGCTACTAGTTGCGCCTTACGAGCAGACCACTGCCCAGGATCTCCTCCCTTACTGGAGGCCATGACCTGAGACTTAATGCGTTCTCTAAGTTCTGGCTTTGTGTAGCCCATCAGAAACCTTTCTTTAGTCTAGGCACTTGCATCTTGGACATCTTTACCTTAGGCGCTTTGATACTAGGGGTTTTGATGCTTGGAGTTTTGATACTGGAGAACTTGCTAGAGACAACGACTGGAGGATACGAGCCAGTGCTGGACTTCTTCTTTGACATCGAAGGAGTTCCGATCTGCTTGCCCATGTTGAATCTTCCAATCATGAATTAACCCCAGCAAACGGTAACTGATACAAGGTTAGTGCCAGCCAAGTAGATGCTGCTACTAAACCGAAGACCATTACCACCCAAAAAGAAACTATTCGTTTCAGCGTTTGGAAGATCAATGTCTAACAGGATAGTACCGCTAGCCCCACCATCTCGTAGTTGAAAAGACCCAGATGCTTGCGTATGGGAAAATACACTAACGACACGTCCAGGCCCATTGAAAACAGTGCCAGCCGCCGTTAGCTTCTTACATTGTAAATCGCTATTCATATAATTTCCTCTTCTGGCTAGCTGGAGGAGGTTTCTTAATCCCGCTAGGACCAGACCACAATACTTTTCGTGACCAATAGTTTGCCGACAACTTAGAATCGGCTCCCTTGATACCAGCAGAACGTGCCATGTAACTCTTTCGTGCAGCAGCAGAATAGTTATGGCCCATACTAGAATCGCCAAAGTGAATCAACTTCACCTTGTCGCCTTCCTTGGCGAGTACCATCTTCTTCTTTTCCGGTTTGCTTGACTCTATTGGCTTGTTGAAGCCAGGGAACGTATGTCCCCTGTATTCAATACCACCACCAGAAGTTTTCTTAAAACTTCGCATTGGAGACTTAGAACGTAGTGCTGCCCATGCTGTAGATAACTACAGCAGCAGTGGTTACGTTGGTAAAGTTAACAAAGAAGTCCTTCTGCGCGTTCTGAGCAATCGTCATCGTTCCGCTCAAAGTCAGCCCAGTGTTGGTCGTCATCGTAATCGTCTCAGCAGCATCAGCCGTGTTGCGAATGGTAACGATGAAAGAGGTACCAATAATGGCACTAGGAACAGCGGTCAGAAGATCAGCCGCCGTAGGAAACAAGTCGGCACGAGCAGCGCCGTTAGGGTCACGAAGGATGAATCCAAGTTTCAACTGAGCAGGCGTATAAGTAACCGCAGCAGCAGTCGTTACCGCAGTAGGGATTGCCTGGAAGAAATCAACGCTATAAGTGTTGAGTACAACACCAGTGCCTTGGGCAGAAAGCGTAAGCGAAGCATTATTCGCATCGGTCGGGCTGTAACCCGCGAAACCATTTTGGCTTCGTACAGGCCCAGTAAATGAAGTGTTAGCCATAAAAATACTCCTTCAAGAAAGGTTAACTCATTTGTCTCTTGAACGTCTGTGTAGCCAGTCAAATGAGATGTTTTGCTACAAGGGACAAGGGGAAGTTTCCTTCCCCCTGTGTTAAGTTGACTACGAAGCGCCGGGGCTACCGAAGATCGCAAGCGGATCGCTCCAGCCTACGGAGTAACGCTCACGTCCTTTGTACCGCATGTTGCCAGTTTCAAAGTCGCCTTCAGCCGAAGTCTTGAGCTTGACGCGCTCAAACATCTTCAAGCCATTGGGTACGTCAGTCTTGAGGAACCAACCATTGGTGTCCGTCAAGTAGTGGTTAACTCGATAGCCTTCAGGCACCGACGACATGTTGTACATGGCGTTGATGTCGTTGTCCGCAGTTCCAGTACGCAAGAGAGACTTCAGGAGCCGCTCAGAAACGAACTGGAGAGCCGGGGGAACGATCAGCTTACGAGCCTTTGCGGCAATGAGCAAACCACGCTCATCCGTCCACGCAGCAATTTGAATGATAGCCGCCTCAAGCGAAGTCTCATTGAGGTCAGCACCAGTCGCGGGGCGATTGGAGTTGCTACCGCCAGTGACAAGCGGATGGTCCGTAGCGCAAAGACGTTTGCCGTCGCCGCCAGTGTAGCTGGCATTGAAAGCATTGTTAAGCACGTTCGCACCTTTAACCTGCTTGGTGTTGGCAAAAGCACGAGCCAACGCCTTGGTGTACCGCTCAGAGACGGAGACATACAGATTGTCTTCCATCGCTTCTTCGGTAACTGCAAAGCCAAGAGCAATCGTCTCATGCGTGTAGCGCGAGGTGTATGCTTCCTGAGCGTTGTCGTAGGCGATAACTCCACCGTCCGACTTAACAGGAGCAGTGCCAAAGCCCGAGAGCTTGACTTCCTCTTCAAACGCACGTTCCGAGCTGGTGATCTCAAAGATTTCTTTGTGTTCCTCACCATAACGAGCATATTCCAAGCCGAACAAAGCGTTCAAACCGGGAACAAGCTCCTTCAACATTTGTGAACGAGTAATAGCCATGGTATTTGTTCCTTAACCTGTTCCTAGTTATGCGCCAGTTGCGTTGGTGTAGGCATGAACGCCAATATTCCAAACGCAGAGACAGTCAGTAAAAGCATCGCCGGGAGTCGAGTAAACCGATTCAACGAAGCCAATGATTTTTACAGCCAACGTGTTGGTCGTCGTAATGCCAGCGGCACTAAGAACACTGCTGGAGTTTCCACTGGTCGTAGAACCAGAGGTCACGTTAGCCAGAGGAGCATTATTGCCAACAGCAGTGGTCGCAACCGTAGCATTCGCTTGAACCTTGAAGACGACACTAGGATCATCAACAACGTACACATAAATGTTCGTGTAACCAGCGGTCGTAGCTCCAGCCGGGAGAAACTGCGCCCAATTAGGACGGCCAGTAGTATCGACATACTCGCAACCGACAAAGATGCCAGTCGGAGTATTCGCATTGCGAGTCGTGGTAGGCGTTGCACCGATAACGGTAACAACACCGGAGTTAACGCTGACGGCAGATCCGAAGAAAATGGCATTGGTGTTGTTCGCACCAATCGGGAATTTCCGAGCAGAACCGCGAAGAGCGGCACCGGCCAATTCATACGGGATCAGGCCATAAGGAGTAGCTGTAGCAGCCATATAGAGTTCCTCTTAAGTTCCTGTTCCGAAGGAGACTTTAGTCCTGTTCTCTTGGAAGAGAGGCATACGACTATCGTTTTCCTTCATTAGATTATTGTTTACGGCATCGGTCTGCTTACTGGTCATCGTCTCGTAATAACGATTACGACTTTCCATTGCTCGACGATCCGCTTTACATAGAATCAAACCGCCCATCTCAATCGTTCCATTTCGGGATTCGTTAAATGCGACTTCCAAAACGACATCGGGGTGGTCTTCCGCTCTCACAATTACCCATCCTTCGCGCATTCGGATGGAAACATTTGAGGGGTCAGACTCGCCACGAACAGATTTGCGAACCCAACGGTATACCCAGTCTTCACTGGGAGTCGGATCCGGTAACAACGAGGGAGGCTTCCATGACTCTACACGAGATTCAGTTTCACGGGTTTCCAATTCACGGTCTGGCTTCATTACTGATTTTCCTTTTGCTGCTTAAGTAATTCCTTAGCATACTGTTGTGGGGTGATCCCTAAGCGTTTGGCAACAGCAAGAGCTGATTCCGTTAGTTGGACTTTTGTGCGGGTTTGGCCGTTAGGAGTTCGAGAAGAACTAACGACTACTCCGTTTTTTTGTTTGTTTTGTGCAGGCTCTTGGGCGTTGCCCCGATTACCAGAAATAGTTTGATGAAACTTGTATACAGCACTATCAATGGCACTGTAGTACTGCTCACTTTCAGCATCCACACCGGCATCAACCAGTTTATTGTGAATGTCTATCGCATGGCCGGTAAGAGCCATGTCTTTTCCGAACCACTTGTTTTTATCTTTCCAGAGGACAGCTTTGGCAGACACCTGAGGTTGTGCAGGTTGGTAAGCTACGGGCTGTATGTTTTCCTGTGGTTGCTGATAGTTTACGCTTTCAGGTGCAGGTGGTGTATATGAGTCAAGTGCTCGCTTTTCATTAGCAAGAATTGCGATTTGCTCTTGAGCAGTCGCCATCTTGTCCGTATCGCCAACTTCGTATGCTTCTTTCAGCATCCGCTTGGCGTCTTTTAGCTCAGAACCCTTCTGGATCGCCGAAGTATAGATGAGCGCCCGATTACTGCTGTCGGTTTGCTGACGATATACCTCAACTTGTTTTTGCAGAGCAGAGGCGTAGTTAAATGCCTCCTGGGCCTGTCTAGTTACCTTCTCTTTTTCACGACGCTCCTCATGAAACTCGTACTTAAGACGTTTAATGCGCTTCTGTACGCCTTCAGAGTAGTTCTTCAGCTCGTCATCGTCGTCTTCTGGGGTAGCTCTTACTGATTCATCGCGGGGAGCGCGACGATCTGCTGCCGGGGTGTCGTCAACGATCTCAATATCTACATCAGAGTCCTTATCGTCATCATAAGACTCTTCCGAGTCCTTGCCATTCGGTAAGATTAGCTCTGATTCCATGTATTCTTCTGGCACTAGATCCTCTCCACGCTATCTGGATCAGAAACAACAGCTTCAGGAGTGTCATCGTTGATAAAACGGTATTCATCGCCTTCAATCTTGAAGCGAGTACCGCTATAACTACGAACCATGATGTAATCCCCTACTGAGCACCAAGGCCCACTAGAGAATTTGGACATATCCTTATATGCATCTGGTCCAATTGCCAAAACTTTAGCAATTAGGGAAGCCGTGTTCTCATCCTGCTTGATTTGGTCAGGAATATAGATACCGCCCTTGGTCTTTTCGTCAATAGCCTTACGCATCTTGACGAGGATTTTATACCCTACAGGAATTGGTAGGTTTTGCATTTATGTTTCGTTCATCCTTGCGCTAATTTAGCGTTTGCTTCAGTCTTCTTCGGCGTCTTGCGACAGTTTGCCCCAGATTTCCTGGAACTCCTGACGTGCTTGTTGAAGTCCTGATAGTTTTCCCACTATGTTTTTGTATTCTGCGTAGTCTACGCAAAAACCAGAGACGACATAAGTGGAGCTTGTCTCTGAAAGATCGTCAAGTCGAGCAAAGAACTTAGATCGTAGGTCCAATGGCACCTCCCATGGTGTCCATCTTCGCTAATATCTCTGCGATTTTAGCCTTTGCCATGTCGTTATCGGTCTGGATCCGTTGCATTTCTGCTTGGGTACGAGCATCCGACTCAATCTTGTCATTTTGCAGGCGTTGAATATCCAACTGTAGACGTTGGTTCTCAATCGCCAGTTCGCTTTGGGACTGCTGTGCCTTCTGTGCAGAGGATTGTTGCGCCATTTGAGTCTGCGAAGCGATTCGCGTAGCCTCTAATTGATTCCTCTGGTTGCTTTTTACCAGCTCAAGCTGCGATTT